TACTCCATTCGGTTTTTACGACTATGATTATCAGTTTCAAACAGATGCTGACAAAGTAGCAAACTTCTGTGCAAGGAGATTAGGATACCCACTGGTTGATGTTGAATTACAGGATATCAACTTCTACACAGCATTTGAAGAAGCAGTAACAACCTACGGAAACGAAATTTATGCATTTAAAGTAAGACAAGACTACCTTTCAATGGAAGGAGCTTCGACCGGTTCTAATTTTAATAATGCAGTAATTCAACCTAACTTCGGAACTATTGTTAGAATGTCTAATCAATACGGAGAAGAAGCAGGAGTAGGAGGAACGGTTTCCTGGCATACAGGTTCTTTTTACACTAAAGCCGGTCAGCAGGATTACGATATGACAGCATGGGCTAACGCTTCTGCATCATTAGCAGCCGGTGATACAATCGAGATTAAGAGGGTATTCTATGAATCACCACCGGCCATCGTTCGTTACTTTGATCCTTATGCAGGAACAGGAACAGGGCTGATGAATATGTTAGATACTTTCGGATGGGGTAATTACTCACCGGCAATCAACTTTCTGTTAATGCCCATCAATTATGATCTTCAGAAGATTCAAGCCATTGAATTTAACGATCAAATCAGAAAGTCAAACTACTCGTTCGAATTAGTAAATAATAGATTAAGATTATTCCCAATCCCAACCGTGGATGAAGGAAGAATGTTCTTTGAATATATTAAAAACTCAGAAAGAAACAACCCAGTGATGGCAAATTCATCAGGGTTAGTTTCTAACGTTTCTAATGTTCCTTATACCAACCCAAGATACACTCAAATTAATTCAATTGGAAGACAGTGGATCTTTGAATATAGCTTATCTTTAGTTAAAGAAATGCTTGGATACATTAGAGGTAAGTACACCACAGTTCCAATCCCAGGAGCAGAAGTTACTCTAAACCATGCAGATCTTATAACTGCAGCTACTTCAGAGAAGAACTTGCTTTTAGATAGATTAAGAGCTTACTTAGAAGAAACATCCAGAGAAAAATTAATGGAAAGAAGATCTTTGGAAGCTGATTATAAACAGAAGGAACTCAATATGGTTCCACAACCAATATTTATAGCATAACATGGTAAAATTAAAAAACCTATTAAAGGAAGTAACCTATTCAATGTACCAGAATTTAGTGTATGTTGAATTCTCTGATGAAACCAACGTTACTGATATCGCTCAGCTAATTAGAGGTCTACGTTATGTTACTGTTGTAAACAATAAAACAGATAAAGAAGACTTAAATCCAAGAGGATTACTTCAATTAAAAGTAGTTACATTAAAGCCAGGACAGGAAACCTTTGAATTAATTAAAAAAGAAGCAATGTCAACCATTCCTACTTTAAAGAAATTTAAATATAGTACCAAACAATTACAAAAAATTGAGGAGATCTAATTTTGGCATTATTCGGAAAATCCAGAGACGTATTGTTGATCAATAGTATCAACCGGGAGTTACTGCCTAATATTGTAACTCAGCAGGTCGGTTACTACAAACTCACTCTCGGAGCTTCACAAACAAACATTTATGGAGAAGCCACCAATAAATTCTTTAGTGAACCAACCCTTCTTAATTGTTTGATTGAACGGCAAGATCCAACCTGGACTTCCGATTCGTTCGGACCAGATACTGGCCAAACACTAAATATTGCATTCTTTAGAGAGGACCTTATCGACGTGTCAATCGTCCCGGAGGTTGGAGACATTATATTCTACTACGAAAATTACTATGAAGTAGATGGAGTTGTTGAGAATCAATACTTCGTAGGAAAAGTACCTGATTACTCGTATTCTGAAGGGTTAGATCAATATGGCTCATCAATTAGTATCGTTTGTTCAACCCACCTAGTACCTGCTGACAAACTAGGTATAACCAAAGAAAGAATGTAATGGCAGACAAGATTAGAAAACCGGTACCAAAAAACCAAAGAGAAATTTCAATCTCTCAACAATCCCCGCTGTTAGATAACCCAAACAGTTCAGTTGTACCACTACCGGTATTCGCTAATGAGATTAATCCTGCTACTGCTAAAAATTATCGAGCAGAACAGATCTCAGTAAAAGGAGATACTACCAAAGAATATACTGTCGGTATTGGAGATATAGATGAGACTATTTCCTACTATTTTAATAACGTAATTAAACCTGAAGTATACCAGAACGGAACTACCATCCCAGTACCAATCATCTACGGAAATCCCGAAAGATGGAAAGCAGTCCAGAAAGACGGTTACTACAGAGATAAAAATAGTAAGATTATGTGCCCTATCATTATGTTCAAGAGGGCATCGATGGAAAAAAAATATAATATAGGTAATAAACTAGATAGTAATAATCCCATTAACTATGCTGTTGCTGGAAAAGCCTATCAAAAAAACGATGCATATTCAAATTTTAACCTGTTAAATAATAGAAAACCCGTAACCGTTTACCAGGCAGTAGTTATTCCAGACTACGTCACTATATCCTATGAATGTATCATATGGACCTATTATATCGAACAAATGAATAAAATCGTTGAATCTATTAACTATTCATCAAATGCTTATTGGGGAGACCCTGATAGGTTTAAATTCCATGCTCGAATCGATACGTTTACGAATAACGAAACGCTAAGTCAAGGAGAAGAGCGGCTTATAAAGACTAATTTTAATATTACAATGCACGGGTATATCGTACCTAACGTTATTAATAAAGAATTAGTGGCTACCAAGAAGTTTTTCTCTAAAGGAAAAATGAATTTTACCACCGAAGCAGTTGGTGATATCAACGACATTTAATAACCTTTTGAAGGTCTATTTACTATTTATATTAGAACTATCTAACAAACTAAACTAAAATGGCAGAAACTTTATTATCACCCGGTGTTTTAGCGAGAGAGAACGACCAATCTTTTATAACAGCACAACCTATTGTTGTTGGCTCCGCCATCGTCGGCCCAACTGCGAAAGGACCTGTTAACATACCAACATTGGTTACATCTTTTAGCGACTACCAGAACAAATTTGGAGCTCAAGTAGCTTCAGGATCCAACTTCTACACCTACTTCACTTCTATCGCAGCTTACAACTACTTTCAAGAAGGTGGTGAGACTTTATTAGTAACTAGAGTAGCTTCTGGATCATTCACGGCCGCTTCTTCTTCTTTCGTATCTGCTTCCGGTTTCGCCGGCGGTAAGACGTTGTCTGTATTTGAAGTACAAACACCATCAGAAGGTACCTTAATGAACAGCTCAGGCCCTGTAGGAAGTAACGGAACATTGTTAAGCGGATCTTCAGATAACTTAAGATTTGAAATCACTAGCGCTTCAACATCATCAGGAACTTTTGCTCTACTAGTTAGAAGAGGGGACGATACTGAAACTAATAAAATTGTTTTAGAGACATGGACTAACCTATCTTTAGATCCTGTAGCTAGCAACTACATTTCAAGAGTTATTGGAGATCAAGTACAAACAGTGCAAACAGATGCTGATGGAACTACCTACATACAAGTATCCGGATCTTACGCAAATAAGAGTAGGTACATAACAGTTAAAGCAGTTAACTACCAGACCCCGAACTATTTTGATAACAACGGTCAACCAAAAGCTGCCTTCACCTCATCTATCCCAACAGCAACATCAGGAACTTTCGGAGGCGCTGTAGGAACACCTTTTACCAGCATGGCTGCTAATTTCTACGAAAATATTGGAAGCACAAACACACAAGGCTTAGTAGGAACAAACTACACTACAGCTCTTGCTCTACTTTCAAATCAGGATGAATATGCATATAGTTCTATAGCACTACCCGGTATTTACGCAGCTGATTACTCAACACAAATAACTAAGCTGATCAACAACGCCGAAGAAAGAGGTGATAACATTGCAATTATTGATCTAGTAAAGTATGCACAAACTGTTACATCTACAACTAGCGCAGCTAGCAGTCAGAATACTTCTTATGCTGCTGCTTACTGGCCTTGGGTTCAAACACCTGATCCTTATAGCGGTAACATCGTATGGGTACCGGCATCAACCTTAATGCCTGCAGTGTATGCATTTAATGATAATGCTGCTGAGGCTTGGTTTGCACCTGCTGGTTTTAATAGAGGAGGTCTTGCTACTGCAGTAAGAGCAGAGAGAAGATTAACACAAGCTGAAAGAGATACTTTATATCAAGCAAAAGTTAACCCAATTGCTACTTTCCCTAACCAGGGTTTGGTAGTATTTGGACAAAAGACTTTACAGACTAAAGCATCTGCTTTAGATAGAGTAAACGTAAGAAGATTATTAATCACATTAAAGAGCTTCATCTCTCAAATTGCTGATAACTTAGTATTTGAACAAAACAGTATTGCAACTAGAAATTCTTTCTTATCGCAAGTTAATCCATACTTAGCTTCTGTACAGCAGAGACAAGGTCTTTATGCTTTCAAAGTAATCATGGATGACTCAAATAATACTGCAGATGTAATTGATAGAAACCAGCTAGTAGGTCAGATTTATATACAACCAACTAAGACTGCTGAATTCATTTACTTAGACTTTAATATCTTACCAACAGGAGCTACTTTCCCAGCGTAATTCAACTTAACAGATATTTATAATCAATAAAACATAAATAAAATGGCAGTATTAGATCCAAACGAAATATTTTTCACAGCCTTTGAACCCAAAGTAAAGAATAGATTCATCATGTATGTTGATGGTATTCCTTCCTACTTTATTAAAGGCATTGACGGTCTTACTTATTCCTCAGAAGAAATTACCCTAAATCACATTAATGTAATGCGGAAAGTTAAGGGTAGATCTAAATGGGAAGACGTTACTATGACTTTGTATGACCCCATTACTCCTTCTGGTGCTCAAGCCGTAATGGAGTGGGTACGTCTCCACCACGAATCAGTAACAGGTAGAGATGGTTATAGCGACTTCTACAAAAAAGATTTGACTATCGACATCCTAGGTCCTGTAGGTGATATCGTTTCAGAATGGATCATCAAAGGAGCATTCATTAAAGAAGCTAAATTCTCCGATGTAAGCTGGGATGAAGATGCCGCCGCACAAGAAATTACAATTAGTATCGCAATGGATTACGCAGTATTGAACTTCTAATCAAAATTAAACTTAAAGAAAGAGCCCTCCTATTTATTAGAGAGGGCTTTTTTATTACATGAAACTCATAGATCTACTAAACGAACTAGTTATGCCACCGGCTTTAAAAGCCAAACAATACGAATTGGAGAAAGACGGCTATACAAAAATAGGAGGTGGAGATAATGGCATTGTAATGCAAAAAGGATCCGACGTAAAGAAGCTTACTACGGATGTTGATGAGCTAGAACACGCTGAGAAACTGTTAAACCATTCTTTCTCATGCATTATCCCTATCTATAAAGTAGAGAGACTGGCCGGAGGTAGATCCGGTGTGATTGATATGACAGATGCCGAACAGCTAGCACATGAGGAAGCACAGGAAATCTCTATTAATGGAACCAAAGCAGAAGACTACCTAGTATACGACGAAGAATTAGATCCTAAATTATCAGATAAGTTAAAGCAATTCTTAGTTAGCCTTAAAGAAGCATTTAAACAAGCAGGCATTAACCCAGATGAAATCGATTGGTCACCTACAAACGTTATGAATCACAAAGGAAATTACGTTTTAGTTGACGTATAAACCTAATTCATATATATTTATAATAGAACAGTTATAACAAATAAGTATATGTCAGAATTCAAAATGCCTACAGAGACTATTGATTTACCATCAAAAGGCCTCCTTTACCCCGAAGAAAATCCTTTATCCGCCGGAACAGTCGAGATTAAATACATGACTGCAAAAGAAGAGGATATCCTAACTAACCAATCCTACATTAAAAAAGGAATTGTTGTCGACAAACTATTACAGTCTTTGATTATAACAAAGATTAATTATGATGATTTAATAGTTGGGGATAAAAATGCTGTTCTAGTCGCAGCACGAGTTCTAGGGTACGGTAAAGATTATGAATTTACCTACAACGGAGAAAGACAGGTTGTAGATTTATCTACAGTTGAACCTAAACCATTTAACGAATCCTTAATAACCAAAGGAACAAATGAATTTAAATTCAAATTACCACATTCAGGTAATGAAATTACTTTTAAAATCTTAACCGGAGCTGATGAGAGAAAAATTGAAAGAGAGCTGGAAGGATTAAAGAAGATTACAAAAGATTCAAGCCCAGAATTAACAACACGTTTAAAACATATGATCACCTCTATTAATGGCGATAGAGAAGAAAAAAATATTAGAGAGTTTGTTGATAACTACTTACTAGCCCGCGATTCAAGAGCTTTAAGGGACTTTATTAAGCAAGTTCAACCTGATGTTGAAATGACCTTTATCCCCGAAGGAGGAGGAGAGCCGGTAGCAATCCCAATCGGTGCCACCTTTCTTTACCCTGACCTCGAGTGAGGCTCCACAGTATAGGTTAGCTGTATTTAAGCAAATACACGAAATAGTATTTCATGGCAAGGGTGGATATGATTGGAATACAATCTATAATATGCCTTTATGGTTGAGAAAA